GTGCGTCCGATTTCAGCCTCGACACGGTAGACAACGGAAACGTCCAGCGTCTCGCGGCCTTTGTGGGTTGTGGTTTCTGCGCTCACGCCCTTAGCGTAAATGATCGCCTCGGGCACGTCGTCCGCAATTTCAGCGGCTGAATCAGTTTGTTTATCCGCCTTGGCGGGCCGTCCTCTTTTCTTTGGTTCTTTCATGGTTCTTTGGTTATTGCGTGGCCCACAACAGGAGCCACATGGTAAAAAGTATCATCGCGAAAATGCCCGCAATCGCGAGGCACCCGCAGCATCCGGCGCACCCGGTCGAGTCCTGCCTAACTTGTATCGCCCTAATTGGCGGTCGTCGTCTTTTCATTTTGCCTCCTTTTGTCTATCACCTCCCAAAATGCCAAGCGCCCCTCTTTGACGATGTTCACGCGGATCGGCGATTTCTCAACAGTGAGTTGGAACTTTAGGTGGTGCAGAAATTGATGGACCTGGAAGGGGAGCTTCATCCCGAGCGGTCCAGCAAGCTCGTTGGTTGTCATCCTGCCGCGCGATAGCCCAAGCTTGAGAAACAAGACCCTGCGCGGGCTTTTGACGTAGCATCTCAGCCCGTGGGAGTGAATCTCGCCGCCGTTGATCGGAAGCTCGCACGCATCATACCAACCATCCAGCCTGGCGTCCTCTAGGCTCGTATGGTAGGTCTTGGCAGTCATGCTTGAGCTGTTTTTGTGGCCTAATCTGATTCGCCCACAGTTTTTTGTGGCTAACGCGTGTTCTGCGAAGAAATAAATCGTCCGCGATGGTTGTTTCCCAAAATGGGCGCTTGCTCTCGTGGGGGCGGCAGCGGAATCCCGCACTCAAAACAGCAATATCCACGCAATTCGTTCCAGACCAGATCGTGGGACCCGGAGAAATCCCACTCAGTGTCTTTCGTCCACACTTCGGAGAGTTCCAAAAAGTCATTGCGAGCAATACCCCAATGAGCACCGACTGTTTTCCACGGAGTCCACACCTTCTTTCCGTTTTCCACGTAGAACGAGCGGTATCGAGCGCCCGCCAACGCAGAACAGGCATCGCTGCCAACGACTGCCCGCGAGGGCGTCGCTTCAGTTTCGGAGTCGGTTGCCGCGGTCATTCGTGTCAGGATTTGATGTTCTGCGAAGAGAGACGGTGACAGACTTCGATGTCTGGAAATTTGCGCCAGTGCTTGCGCGTTCTTTTCAGCCATTCCTTCGCGTCTTGCTCGGAATCGCATTCAAAGGCCGATTTCCATCGGAGGTCTCCACCGATAGCCACACAGAGCCACCTACCTTTGGGGCCGGTGCCTGGAATTGGCGCGATAATCGCCGCAAACTTTCGGCGTCTCATGGCTTGCCCTCCCGCTTGTATTCGCTCCACTCCCCGCACGTATCGGCAAGCTCCTTGGTGAGACGCTCCACTTCGCGGAATGCCCGAGAGGCGATCAATGCGTGATCCTGAGCGCACATCAAGTTGAGAGGTTCCGGTAGCTCTGAGTCGTCGAACTTCTCCATTGTCTTCCTTAGTTCGCGTGAACCTTCCCCGAGAAGCTCCACCACTCGCGCAAGGTCATACCGGCACTCGCAGAGTTGATCGGTGGTGATCGTTCCATCTGGCATCGACGGCACTTCGCGATGATTCCACATATCCTGTTCGTCGCCCGCGCCGTCGTAGGCGTCTTTGTCCCACGGGCCTTTGGCTCCGCAGTTACCGCAAGCGACGGTTCTATCGTGTCCCATGGATGCTTCCTCGAAGCCGCAAAAGGGGCAGTGTTTCAGTCCGCTCATAATTCAATAGGGTTCAATCTGAAATTCGGGGCGCAGAACCATGCACGGATGGCAATCCTTCGGATGCCATCGTTTGGGTGTTCTCTGTATGAAGTGGCAGCACGTCCTGCGCGAGTCGGGCCACCGCAATCTCGCAGTAGCGTTCCTCTCGCTCGATCAGCACGGCGCGTTTTCCGAGGTTCTTTGCGGCGTGCCCGGTCGTCCCTGATCCCGCCCACGGGTCGAGGATGGTTTCCACGTCGCCCGCCTGCATGATCGCCCATTGGATGACCTCCAGTGGTTTCTGCGTGGGGTGGTCTCTCGATTCGTCCCCCTTTCTGATCATGCCGTTCCAGAGGTGCCGCTTGATGCGGAGGGCGCACCCCAGATTATTCCATGCCATTTCACCATCCGCGAAGTTTCCGGTGTTTTGCTTGTCCCATATCAGCGGACCTTTGCACGGCGGCAGCGCGTAGTAGTTCCCGCCGAAGATGATTTGTTTTCTACACCTTGAGCGAGCCAGAGACATCACCCAGTCTTCCACGACTTCCTTGTCCCATTCGCTCGCGCCGTAGTCACGCGCCACCCCTTTGTTGTTTCCTCCGACCTTTCCAGTCTTTGCCACGTCGATCCCATAGGGAGGATCAGCCATCAGCAGATCGAAGGTTCCCAGTAGCGGGAGGATTAGGCGGCAGTCGCCATGGTAGATCGTGATGCCGTCACGCTCATAGAACGGCTCCGGCAACAGAGAACAAGGCGGCGCAGAGCAACCCGCCTTAGCCTCTAGTTGCTCCACGTTTCTCGGCTTCGATAGGGTCTGATCCATCATTCAATAGTGTTAGGTGTAGCGTCGGCGGGTGCCTGGCCTTGGTCGTTGTGCTTAAAATGGAATATCATCACCACCGTCCGCCGCCCCATGAACCGACGCCACGTTCTCATATCTTCCAGCTTGCGGAGCTTCGCGCTTCTCCGTGTCCTTCCAGTTCCCTACAATCGGCCCGCGCTCCCCTGCGTCCCGGCGCTCCTTGCTGATGCTTTGGACGACAAAGCCGTCATTCCCATATTGATCGGGCTTGTCGAATAGGATCAAGTCTACGTATTTGCCTTTTGCGCCGTGGAAGATGGCGGTTTTGTCGATTTTGCTACAATCCAAGTTAACTGTTTTCATTGTATTGCTTTATCTGGGTCGAATGGTGAAAACCGGAGTTTCGCCGGGTCAAAATTCAGCTTAAAAAGCCCGGTCCATCCGGTCTCACGTTGCTTTTCCACGATCAATTCGGAATCGTGCATGGATCTTTCTTCCTCGCTTGTTAGCTTTCCGGCCTTGCGCTTCTTCTCTTTTTCGGGATTGCGGAGGACTAAAAGAACGTTGTCCGCATTGTTTACCATGAGGCTGGAGCCTTTCACGGAATACATGGATGGGCGGGCGTTGTCTTGTCCCGGCTTTGCAAGGTGCGCGACAAGGTGGACGTGAGCGCCGGTCTGCTTGGCAAAATCTTGCAGCCGGTTGCAAAACTCACCTTGTGCCGGGTAATCCTCTTCCAACCCCTGGACGCGCATAAGGGAGTCGATCACGAAATGTTCCGTGCCGTATCTGCGATAGGAAAACCAAAGCATCTCCATCAAGCTCTCTTTTGTGATTGACCCAACAACGTCCGCAAAAACAATCGTCTCCCCGACGTTGCGGGCGAACTCCCGCGCCGTCGATTCGCTGAGATTCGCCTTTCCGTAAAAAATTGCAAGAAGTTTCCTTAATTGGGTCTCAACGCGAATCTCAAAAGACCCGATAAACACAGGGACGCGGGAGCCTAAAAGCTGCGCAATCATGAAGTTGAGCATGGTCGATTTACCGGCGTGAGAAAACCCGCCCCAAATCGTGAGTTCCCCAGGCCGGAAATAAAACCCGTCTCCCGTGTGCCAGTTGCCCTTGAGAAACGTCACAGTAAAAGGCTCTGGCTTTGGCTTTACGTCCTCGACAAGCCGCGCCTCCATTTCCGCCGTTGTCACAAGTCGATCGATTCGCGGGCGTTTGGCATTTGCGACCCAATCGGCGGCGTCTTCCTTGGTAAATCCTGCTAAAAGGCAATCGTTCGCGTCCTTCTTTGGGAGCGCCACAACGAGACATCGGTGCTTCCCAAGTCGTGAGATTGCCGTTTCGGTGATCTTGCCGCCCGCCTCGTCTTGGTCGAAAGCCAGATAAATGGTGTCGAAGGCTTCCAAGTTCTCCCACTCGTATTCAATCCAGGTTGCTCCGGTCCCGTTCGGAACGGAAAGCGCCGGGATTCCCCACTGATGCCAAGTTGCGGCGTCAATCTGCCCCTCGCAAAGCAAAATCGTTTTAGCCCTGTAGCTCTCTTCCGGTATCGCTTGCCACCCGAAAAGGGACGGGGCGCAATCTTTGTCCTGCCACACCTTCTTTTTGTCGCCAAGGGT